CTATACCCAAAAAATCCATCGCTGTGTTGTACCACTTGGCTTCCTTAAGAGACTTTTTCTGAGGATAAAGATAATTTAGAACATCAACAACTACCTTCTTTTCCTCCTCAGTAAGTTTCTCCCACTTTTTTGAAATTGTTTCGTAGGGACTTTCTGTGATTCTGTCTTTTATGAGTTCTAATTGAGATTGTGAAATAATGTACTCAGCCATCAAAGATTTTCTTTATAAATATCCAAACAAATAAAAAAAGGGTCTTAAGACCCTTTCATTTCTAATTTCAATTGTTTGTTCCTATCAACAAAGTGTTGAACCCTTTCTCGTCCCACTTCACAATAGTTTGGACTAAGTTCAATCCCCACCCATCTTCGATGTAATATCTCTGCGGCTGCCACACTTGTACCTGACCCACAGAATGGGTCCAAAACCAAATCATTCTTATAAGTGAGTATCTTAATCGCCTTCATTGGAATATCCATTGAGAACGTGGCTTTGGTCATTTGTTTTGTGTCCGCGAAATAGTCCCACTGACCGTAAACCAATTCCATAAACTCTTTCTTGTCCTCGTCTTGGTAGACAGTTTTCTTTTTGACTGTTCCATCTTCCTGTTGGAGGTCAACAATATCACTCTTCCATTGAGGTTCGCCTTTTACCTTTTTGATGTGATTTTTCTTGTAAGCCAAAATCACACATTCTTTTGGGTTATAGATATAAGGTGCAGATGGAGACATCCAAGAACCCCAAGCTGTGGTCTTACTTCTATGAGGTGAATTTTCATTCAGGTCGACCAATCCATAGAACTTATAACCAATCTTTTGCATGATTGACCATAACTCAGCAACCATGAAAATTCTTCCACCCTTATCTTGTCGGTTGATTTCATAGGGAATATTGAGAGCAATTCTTCCATCATCTTTCAATACTCTGTAGGCTTCAGTCAACCATTCTTTGGAGAAAATTTTATATTCCTCGAAATCAACGTCGTCGTTATGTGTGTCGTACTCAATTCCAACACCATAAGGTGGAGATGTTACTATGAGGTCTACTGTACTTTCTGGCATGGTCTTCATTACCTCAACACAATCCCCGTTGATTATTTTATTTACAAAATTTTCCATTATAATCTTTTAATACTTTAAATCTAATAATTTTTTTCCATTATAGTTTTCCTTCCTGTCTCATTTGTTCACGAATCTTTGTTGCAGAGATATCATGAATTTCTTGAGGTGGGATGTGTTCAATAATATCATATCCTACTCCTCTACCGAAATTAACGGATTCGATATCAGGAATAACCATGACCTTAACCCTCTCATCACCAACCAATTGCCACAATTCCTTTTTGATATTCATTTCAACTTCAGTAGCCGAAAAAGGATTTTTTTCGTCAGGTTTGATGTCTCTTATACAAATAAGAACATTCTTACCTTCATTCAATCTTTGGTCAACAAGCCATTTATGACCTGAATGCCATGGTTGCCATCTACCGATAAACATCGAGTACTGTTTAGCACCTGTATTTTTTAATTTTGGGTCTCCCTCAACGTGTACTTTTTGCATAATCTAACACTTTTTTTGTCGATTCTTCGACGCTTTCATTTGTTGTATTAATACTAAGATATCTTTCCGTTGGTTTCTCATATTCTTTAACAAAGAAGTCTTCTCTACCCCTAATTTCTGTTGTATGAATATAAACCTCAACAAGATTATCTCCCATCTTTTCTTTGAACTTATCTCTTTGGTCTTTATAAGGGGAAACCAAAGAAACTACAACATCTCTACCTTTCTTTTGAAGATAATGAGCAATTTGTTGTGCAAGTTCAACGTTTTTTCTTCTACCTGTTTCTGAATAATCTTTATTTTCGAAAAGGTCCCTGAGGTCATCACCATCAATATGGAATACACCAGGTTTATCCAAAAGTATTCTTTTACAAATTGTTGTTTTACCTGAACCAGGTTGACCTGTTAACCAAATAATCATTTTTCTAAATTTTGAATTTTCCTGTTTAAATAGAATGCAGCCTTTTTTAGGTCTTCCAACTCCTTAGTTACACATTTTTTTCCAGCTCTAGCAACGTATTTTACCACATTGAATAGGTAGGCATCACTATCCAATCCCCAAGCTTCACATACCTTTATTACTTCATATGGGTTATCAGCTCCACCATAGTGGGCTGGTCCGTTTACCATTTCTTTTTTTTCGTTATCCGACGACATATTAACCGTATTTTATTAAATAAATTATGATTATCACCCAACTGATTACTAAACCACTCAGGTATAGAACAAGACCTTTATCTTCGTTTTTCATTTTTTCCAAGAGTTTCTATCATAATCCACCAAATCAAAATAATAAGAAAAGTTATAGTATATTAAATCTGCCAATCTTTTATCTAAAACTGGTCTGTGATAATAAACTTTCTCTTTGAATGGGTTTTTATTCATAAGTTTTTCCAACTCACCTGATTTGTACAATTCAGATTCGCGGATGAATGGAATTTTGAGGTAGTCCTCCAATAGATTTTCGACCCTAATAAAATAATCAGGTTTTCTGTATTTTAGAAGGGATATAAAATTGAAGTGATATTTTTCTTGGAATCGACTTTCAAGACCCTTTTCTAATTGCTCTTGAACTTTTTTAGGAAACATTCCATCATAACATGAAGTTGATTGAGTGTATGGGTTTCTACAAGTTAGGATGAGTTTATAATCCAAATGGTTTTTGGGTAAACCAATATAATGATTATGTTCAAAACTATTTTTGAGAAGTACTCCACCATTCATAACATCGTAAGAAGAGAACTCAAAATTGTCGAAAATTTTCCAAGCCAACCTTGATGCAGTATGTGCAGGTGTCCAAACGAAAACCTTATTCTTCTCCGATATGTTCAGTGCTTGCATTATTACCCCACTTTTTTTCCATGTATTCTATATACCTGTGAGTTTTATTTCCGTTATAGAACATCCATGCGATGTAATAATCGAACCACCAATCTAACTTCTTGAGAATTTTTTTCCTCATTAACCGAAGTATTTTCCTATTGCTTCAAGTTTATCGTCAGCGTCTACCAACATTTGAAGAGCCTCTTCAGCATTCTTGTAAAAGTCTCCTGTTGAGTGGTCTCCAATACCAGCGGCATGGTTAGATAGAATTTCCAATGTTAAAAGTGCTTTAGACTTTTGAGCTTCAGCTTCCAAACGAAGCATTTCGAATAGATGAATTTTTACGTTTCCCATTATTGTTTGTTTTTATGTTTTTCGGAGCGTTCTCCTTTTTTATATACTTTCTTTTCAACTTGTTCTTGAGTTGGTTCAGACTTGGTTTCAACTTGTTTTCTTGTGGCATTTTTCCATTCAGTTTTGGAAACGTATTGCCAACTCGAACCGACCATGTTAATTGCGGTTTTGTCGTCTACTCTTTTGATGTCTCCGACTTCAACACCTTTTGATTCTCTGATTGCTTTAATACACTTCATTGGTTTTTTCCTCCATGTTTTGATTTATAATTAATAGAATTTCTTCTTCAGTTTTACCTTCTTTATAAAGGTTGTAAATCCTTGAGCTCGTTGTGTCTTCAAAAATCAACATATCACTTTTTCCATAATAACCTTTAAGGTCACCTTTGTTTAAAGCGTTGATACAATGTTCCAAAACAACAAATCTTTTATTGAATCCCATAAAAACAATGATAATAAACTTATAACTCAGAGTCAAAGTTATTTATCTTTTCTAAATTAACAATTTGAAAAATATACGCCATTATTTTTCTTTTCATAATGGGTATAAAAGTTGGTTCCATTGGGAAATCTTGAGAACATCTAACATCGAATATTGGTAACTCCTTAGTTAATGGGTCCTCGCTCCAAGAGGAGTAGTTCTCAATTATAGAGACTAGAGTAGTTTCATTAGGCTCGGATTGATATAGATGTCTGAGATATATCTTATTGTTAAGAGGTTCATTGTCGGGAGACTTGATTTCAAATTCCCATATTGTAATAAGATTATCTGATTTTTTGTAATGGTACGCAAAACCCCTTCTTTCAGACAATCTATGTTTGTTTTTCTTAAGAGATACTTCAATGTTATCGTAGGCTAAATTCCAAATTGACTTCGCAACATTGAATGCATCAAACAACTTATTACCTGAATATCTAATTGTCTTATCAAGCTCATCTGATTCATCATCAGACAGTGCTCTTGGTTTTTTTGGAACTAATTCTTTGAGTAATATTTCATCATCACAAGATTCGAATACCTTATTTGTTAATAAAAGTTTGTTTTCCTTCACCAATGATTGGATGTTTGCCAAGTGAAGTGAT